ATCAGATTCAACCCATACTGTTTGGCTGTCATATTCCCCATCAAACTCTATATCAAGATAATCTCTTACAAGTTCGCTAATTTCAAAAACTACGTAAGTATTTGAGTCTATTGCATTTTTAGTAATTGTGTATTTTGCTGAACCTTTGTCAATAGTTATTGAACCTGTATAAATATATAGTTGCATTTTAGCACTCACTAAACTGCTATTGTTTGCTTTTATGTAAAAGGGGCTTCTTACGTTTATCTTTGTAGCCATTATATTAAGTTTTCTAAGTCGATAGCAAATTGTTGTTGTAATTCTTTAGGTAGATTTTTAAATGATTTTTCAAAAGGTTTAGTAAAAAACAGAGATGGCTTGATACCATAGTTCTTTACAATCGTAGCAAGTGCAAACCCTGTCTGCTTGTAACTTAAAAACCTACCCTTTTTATCTCTAAACTGTATGCGCTTTGCAGATGCCCACTTACTGAACGTGCCTGTCTTACTTTCTAAGCCAATAAGATTAGAGGATTGTTTGTAACTAAATCCACTTAAAGACTTACCACCCTTGACACCCTTGACACCACGATCTTGGAACATACCATAATCTTCCATCTCAAAGTAAAGCCTAAAACCCTGACTTACTTCCTCTAAAGTAAACCCAATAGAATCGTACAGCTCTTTGGATACATTCTTTTTGCCTTTAGTAAGGTTTGTGCGTGATTGCTGCACTACATACTTACCAAACGCTCTAAGAGCTTTCTGTGTTTCTTTTAGCTGCATATATTAATATCGTTTTCAATTAACACATCAAACGTACAAGCAAACCCTGCTACCTGATTCTCAAACCTATCGTAAAAAGGTTCGCAAGATGGATCGCCATCTAATTGGTATTTGGTTGTGTATAATGCACCACCTCTAAGTACGCCTATCAGTTTGTTGATTACAGCAAGTTGCGAGTTGAGTACATCGTGTTCGTTATTGTTACCTCTAAAGATATCTGTTGTTTCGTCTTTGCTTTGGTCAACGATATCCATAGCAAGGATAGACATACTAAATCGTAATACTTGCTCTTCTATTGTTACGTTGTTTACAATGATATGGCATAGGGGGAAGATAGTCTGCTTGGATAGGTCTATGTCTGTAATATCGCCTGTGGTAACTGTGTTTACGTTTACATCGTTTAACAGTTGATCTTTTATTGTTTCTGTGATTTGATAAAAACCTCTTACACCTTGATTAGCCATTGAATTTACTTTTTATTTGTCTTGCTTCTAACTCTGCTTTGTCTTTCATAAAACTTAGGGCATATAAACATTGATGAGCATTTAGTTTAGTGATATTTTCAAATCGTCCAATATCCCCCTGAGCGAGTGCGTAAAGTGATTGATACCACCCCCATTTTCGTCCGAAATTAGATGCAGAGCTAAGTTCATCTCCTCGTTCCCCAAATAGTTCAGCATAGCTTTCGATAAGTCCATCCCTAAATTGTAAAAAAAAACAATAGAACCTAAGACTGCACTCATAGGCATATCTTTCATCTTCTCTGCATTATCTACGCTATAATCCTCTATGTTGTACTTATCGCCATATTGATTTACAATAGGTCTGTACAATACATTCATAGCCCTGTGCATATTATCCCAATCGCCAATAAACGTATCTAAGTCTATGTACTCGCCAAAGCTCATATCATCTAACTTAGGTATAAAACCATACTGCGCACCTTTCATCTTAAACATAGTTTGCAATTTAGGTGTGTTGTTTAGCATCTCAGTTAATATCTGCACTATGCTGTTAATATCAGTAGCCCTCATCATCAGGACGTGATCTCCACGAATCCCACAAAAGATTTCTATCATCTTAACAGCTAAAAACTTTTCGTCCTCGTTTTTGTCTTGTATCTTTAGATATCTCTGATATTGGTCTAAGGTTATCTCATTAAGTGATTCAGGGATTTCTATATCTACTTTCATAATTATATATCGTAAAAAAAAATAATTTTAGCGAATAGCATACTTACCCCTATTAGGGTTTTGCAGTTGGTATCCTACGCTATAACGTATCGCATCTATAAGGTGGTTGTAAGCATCTATTGGGGTGTTTGACTTACGCTCTAACCATCTGTAATTGTTCAGCTCTTTAATAAGGTTTGTACTATCAGGGCTTACTACTAAGTCGTAGTCTTGTAATAAAGAGATGCCATAGGTAACACTTCCCTGTCCTTTAATTGATGGTTTTACACTACATCCCTTTGCTTTGAGTTCGTGTATTAGTCTTGGCTCTGCACTATCAACTACTATAAGACCATCCTTAGCGTGTTTAAGGTTGAGTTGTGCTATCTGTGAGGTTGTGAGTCGTGGTAGGTAAAAACATTCCCTTAGATAGATTATTTTGTTGTCTGTATCTATGTTTGTTTCTACAAGAGTTGAGGGATCGGCAGCAAATCCTACGTCTTGCCCCCATACGCTTACACCTTTCTTTTTAAACTCGCCAATAGTCCAATTATCAAATATGACACCCTCAGCTTTAGCCATCCACGAACCAAGCATTTGTTGTTTGTATTTTTCAGGTCTGCGCTGTTTCATTTGTTCTATCTGCTCTATGTAGCTTTCAGATAGATTGTCTAAGTTGTCTAAGTAAGTAGTGTGAATGTATGTGGTGTTGTCTTTACTTGTATTGCTACCCTCTTGCACTCCTTTATCCTCATAGAATCGTGTGTAAACAAAATGCTCTTTGGTTGTAGGGTTGAGTATTAGGATTACTCTATTTTGATTTCCTTGCTGTCTTACTGATAGATCAATGGTGTCAAACTTCTGTTCGTCTGTTAGTTCCTCTGCTTCATCTACTACCCAAGTCGTTATACCTGTGAGTGATTTAAGACTTGCTGTCTGATCTCCTGAGCTTGTCTTAATACCCCTAAAGATTATCTTACTTCCTGACTTTCTATTTATTATCTCGTCTTTGGTTACGTGGAAGTCTGCAATACAATCCATCATCTCTAACTTCTCTATAAACTCAGGTATGATTGAGATGCGAGCAGATGTTAAAGTATATCGTGTAAATAGGATTGTATGCCCACGCTCATAGGTAAGTATAACAAGCAGGGCATTTATTGAGAAAGACTTACCTGAACCTCTACCACCTGTTACAACAAAGTATCTACTATCGTCTGTTGATATTGGTAGGTATTTCTTATGTATGTTAATCGACAAACTTAATTAAGTCCTTAAAGTTTATATTTAATCCCTCAGATGAGTTAATATCCATACTCTCTTTTGGCTTACCATAACGATAGCTTAGGTATAGTTGGATTGCTCTCATATCGCCTTTAGATACGAGTTCCCCTAATTTAGCGAGAGCTGTATCGCTGTCTATGATCGCATCTAAGCGTTCTACTAATTTAGATTCGTCTGCTTTAGGTTTTCTACCTGCCCCTTGTCTTGCCCCTCCATGCATCTTGAAAAAAGTTGATTATTCAAGTATATATCGTAATTATTTAGAATTTTGTGTACCCTTGTTTTGTTCTAATTGTTTTTCGTATAGTGCGCAGTCATTACATTGAAACACGCAACGAGAGTAACTAAAATCGTCATCAATACATACAAAATCATTTGCTGCCATTACCCTATAAGGTCTTTTGTAAATAGCTTGTTTACTAAAGCGTATGCTTTATCTAAGTTCTTATCAGACAAGTATTTAATCTTATGTTCTATTGAGTTTCTTTTTTCGTGTTTGGTCGATAGCTCGTAATGCTTTATCATCTCATCAAAATACTCATTTAGCTTTGGGTTGTATCTTCTGTACATATTAAAGTTTTTCAATGAGTGCAATACTGTCGCATGATCCATATGTTTACCTGTGTTTCTGTAAAAATCTCGTATCTGAGCTAAGGTCATGTTTTTAAAATCATATAGTATCTTATTAAGTAAAGACCTAACCTCTACTACTTTAGATGATCTGCTATTTTCAAAGACGTTTACGTCTGTTAGCTTATTTATTCTTTTTGCTATTTTAAGTTCTTCTGTCATGTTAAAATAATTCTGTTTGTTCTGCGTTTTCCTTTTTTACTATCCCCATAGCAATATCAAGGATTGTTTTCCCTGCTTCATAGTCCACAAGGTTTCTCGCTATTTTATCTAACCTTTGTTTTCCTTTGTACTTTCTAAAATCGTAGTCGTGAAATTCACACCATTTTTCAATCTCATTATCACTACCTAATATACCACCCTTTCGCTCTTTAAGGTTTGTTGGTAAATTAAAGTTAGTCCAATACAAGTGCCTACCTCTCTTTTTAGCAGGTATTAATGGTTCGTAAAAAGGTATTACATTCTCTACTACATATTTTCCCTGAAAGTAATTATCCAAAAAAATTATTTCTTGATACAATTTCATATCAGGATATTCTGCTTTAAAAGATGTTCTACTTTTTTGACTAATTCTGATTCTACTATGAGTGGGACAGGGTGGGCTTGACCATATAAACTCAAACTCTTTGTAATGATCTAATAGATATTGGTGTGCATCTGCTACTATAACTTTGTCTTTAGGAAATCGCTCTTGATATAATCTCGCAAGTTCCTCATCCCATTCAACAGCTGTTATTTCGTGATCATCGCCCCATAGGTATCTATTACCACCAAGACAAGCGTACAGGTTCAGTATCTTCATTTAATCTGATTATGAAAAGGTACTACTGCATTTTCAAACCAATACTGAAAAGCTATCTCGCCATCAGGTAATGGTTCTTTATTAGCAGTGATATATGAAGATGCAACTAACAAAAATGCTTTAAGTAGTTTTGCTCTATTGCCTTTGAAGTTAAATATATGATGAGCTGCGCTTGTCATTACTTTGGAGTTGGCTTTTCGTTTGCCAAACTTACCTATAAATGAATTAAGGTCTTTAACTAACTTGTCAGAAAACATCTTATCTGTTATTTTAAATTTACCACACCTTATAAATTTATGATGACGTATTTGACCATCATAGCAGGTAGCTATACTACCCACAGATAGATTCTTACCATACTTTGCTATTTGCTCTTTAAGATACACATAATCTTTTTTGTCATCATCTGCCCAAGATTTTATGTAGTCATATAAGTTCCAACCTTTGTTGTGAGCATTTAAGTCAATTATGTATCTATGCACTTCATCAAAGCTATTACTTACCCAATCAATAATACTGCAAGGTATCTTCTTAATGTTATGCATTTTAAGGGCTTCTATTCTATGTTGACCTTCTGCTGCATAGTATTTGTTTCTTAACTTAATTACCTTGATGGTATCTACAAAACCATTCTCTTCTATAAGATCGTACATTCTTTGCACGTGGTTTTCGTATAAATCTCTATTACCTTTAATGAATTGTATTTTAGCTATTGGTAATGTTTTTACTTCTGCTGTTCTTATTTCTGTTCTCATGTTATAAAATTCCTGTTAAACAATAATTATCTAAATCTGCGCCATGTACAAAAAATGTTTCAAAAACTTCTATGGCTTCGTGTGTTTTTCTTTTACCCTCATTGTAAAACTCTTCTGATACATCGTATATCGCTATGTCAAGAGTTCCCTTATCCATTACACCAAATTTAAAGTCAGTGAAAGGTACGTTAAATAATTCACAGTAGATGTACACCTGTATATCGTATCCATACTTACGAGCTGAGTAAGGGAAGCCCTTTATGTCAGTTGTGGTTTTTAGGTCAACGATTTTGTTTTTACCTAATACATCTGCTTTACCTCTAAATGGATAACCCCCTATCATACCACAGGCAGGTACTTCAAACTCGCTATTGTCTAATAGTCTTAATGCCTGTTCGTTTCTTAGGAACGCATCAGCTAACCTTTCAGCATCTCGTTTCTCTTTTATCGTGAACACTTTGCCATGCTCTGATAGTGCTTCTTTGTACTTCTTTGTGTTTTTACTTTGCACATCTACAAATATTTGGTCGTTAAAAACTGAGGGTTCGAGGATGGCGGTATGAAAAAGCCACCCATCTCTTAACGCGTTTGTTTCAGGAGAACCATAGTCTGTAACAAACTTATACTTCTTTGGGCTTTGGTGTAGCATCTTTATTGATGATGAGCTTAATGCTGCCTTAGCCATATATCCATAGTAAAACTCATCTTCCTTTAGTAAATCTATTAGGGTGTCTTTCTTAAAGCGTTCCCCATTGAGTAGTGTTATCTCGCTCATCTTTGATCTGCTTCAAAACAAGTTCCACTACAATACTCTGCTAACCTGCCTACCTCTGTGCCACACATAGGGCAAGAGTACTCAGGCTCTTCAATGCATTTTAAATAATCGCTATATTCCATATTTATTCTCTTTTAAATTCTCTAACTCTTTTTCTGCTCGTCTTGCTCGTTCTACAAGCCTTTGAACAGATTGACGTTCCTCTCGTAAGATACGCTTGTAGCTGTATCGTTCTAACTCTAATTGATTAATATAGAACACGAGTCGTAATGTTGCTTCTGATACCTTTTGCAGTTCCTCATTGTCTGACTTCTTTTGCCACTTGCTGATCGCTTCTAAAATCTCAGCAGAGTCTATCATATATTGTAACTGACCAAAATCCATATCAAGCATATAATAATTCCTACAAGTCCTATCTGTGCAAAGTCTATTTTCATAACCCTAAAAGCTTTTTGGCTTTAGCCCACCACACATTTTGCGTGTAGTATAAGTTAAACTCTGTATGAGTCATTACTTCTATTCTATCGCCTTTGTTGACGATGTATAATCCTGTGGGTGTTATTTTAAAAACCATGCTCTTAAAATATAAGTTAGTAATGCAATGTCTAAAACTGCAACCCAAAAGCATAGAGTCATCAATGCGATGTACATTGTATCCTCTATACTATTTAAGTAATTGATAAATTTTCTCATATAATCGTTTTAATGTTAGTAAAAGGGGCTAACTAGCCCCTTTGTTTTCTCTTTTATGTTGCTCTATCACTATCTCTTTCAACATGACAAGCGCACTTTCATAAGCACCATCGAGATGTTTGTCGCTTAATTTAGGTATGTCGGATATATTTATCATAATGTTTTAATGTTTAATTATGATGCTAATATATAAACTTTTTAGTTATTAACAAAATTTAATTACTTTTTTTTATTTTTTCCTGTACTGAACAGCACACACAGCAAGTCTTTGATCTGTGTTAGGATACTCTTTCATCATTGTAGGGTTGCCCATACAACGTGTCATAAAACTTTTCCTGTCCTCTCTTGGCTTTGGTGTTGGTAATGGCATAACTATATATTTAAGTGCATTATTGTATTAATCTTGTTTATCGTTTCTTGCTTATCTACTATACCATTGTCATCGTAGTAAACATAAACGTAGGGGGCAAACATACGCGCGTAGTTATTGTTCTTTTCTTTGTGGTTCGCCTTTGCTCTATTTTGGTAAGCTGTGTTCATCATCTTGTATGAGATGGGTTTTATCTGTATCCCTAACATAATGTAATCATCTTTTATAACCTCAGCATCTATACAATAGGTGTGGTCTTTCTCAAAGTCTGTTTTGATTATATCTATGTTTGTAAACTCTGTTTTGAGTTCGTCTATGATGCTAAGCTCTTGTTGGTATCCGTTCCAAGTCTGTCCTATTACACGATAGAAAACATATTGCTTTACCTGCTCTAAAGGTATCCATTGATTCTTTAAGTATATCCTTTGGCTTACATAGGATAGTTGCTTGAAGCCTACTGAGCATTTGTAGGAGTGTTCCCAATCCTTATGCGTTTTGCTTTCGTAGTGTTTATGGAAGTCGCTTATTAGCTTCATACACTTACCTACATACTTAGTCTGAAAGAAATGATTGACACTCTTGTCTTTGTTCAGCTTACGATATAAGGCATCGTCTAAGGGTTGTTTATACTTGTATGCCTTTGTCATATAAAGTGTTTAGTTCGCCTATGTATTTTTGGATTACCTTTCTCGCTCTGTCATTAGGACATCCACAGGGTTTAGGTATATCAAGTTTGTGATCAAAGTATTTAGCGTGTAGCTTTGCAATCATCTCAATTTCGTGCTTATTAACCACACCCCTGAGATTGCTTTTAAACTCAGTCCACCTGTCGTAATCTTGTTTATTCAGATTTTTCATTGCGATTTATTTTGATTGAGTTCCAAGATTTTCTTCGTCTATCGCACCCACAGTCAGGGTATATCTTCTTATATATATAGCGAATCCCTGTGTATTTTGTAAAATAATATACTAAATCTCCTAATCCCATTCTATATTGTTTTTGATTAATTGTTTAACATTCTTATATGTATTGTATAGAGAATAGTAAGATATGTTTGTTTTTCTCGCTAACTCAGCAATAGGCATACCACCACTAATTATCTCAAATACAGTTCTATCGTACCAAAATGTTTTATCAAGCAGATTATCCATTTGCTTCATAGCACCACAGACATCTACTTGTTTTAGTTCGCCTTGATCGTCTATAAACTCAGACAAGGTATCTATGTTGGTTTTTATGATTTTCTTTTCCTTTCGGTGCAAGTCAATAAATAAACCCCTAAGCTGTTTGTAAATGTAGTAGTAGTTTATCTCGTCATTGTAAGATATGTCTATGCCTTTTTGTATATACTTGTGCATCATAAGATACATCTCCTGCACTATATCTTCTGCTACTGATTCTTTGCATCCAAACGATAACACGATTCTATACCAATCTTCGTGCTTCTCTGCAATCTTCTCTAATGTAGTTTTCAAAATGGTAAATCTGTTTGTTCTTTGGTATTGTAAGTTACTAAATTTTTTCCATCTATTTCAAATCCTACATTATTCAAGATACTTCTAAACTTTACGGGATCGTCTATCGGCGTGGGCTTATAATTTAATTCTTGGTTTTTCACTTTAGCTGTGTACAGGTTAGAGTATATCCAATCCGTTTCGTGGTAGATGTATCTATGTATTACAAGAAAGTCATCAGCTCTATTCATACTCATACCCCCCATTTCACTATCAGAAGCCATAGGTGGTATCGGTTGATTAGCGTAGTAATGCCCCTGAGGGTGTTTCTTTCTTAATGCTTCTGTAACAGCGTGTACACATATCCAAGTAGTAATGTTATGCTGTTTGCAAAATATTCGTATATCGGTTAGACTTTCGTAGCTGTACTCATAGCTATTAGAATTTTTAGGTATGTTTTTTTTTAAGCTATTTAGAGGGTCAATTAAAAACCCTTGATAATCCCACGCTTTTTTTATTGAAGTAGCAAGTTCTAAAAGGTCTTTATAAGTGTACGCTTTTTCTGTATCTACAAACTTAAAATGATTATACACCCAATCGTATTGCTTTTTAAAGTCCTCTGTTTCAATTTGATTAATCGGTTTGCCCTCTGCAAACTCTATAAGTTTACGGATAAGTGCATAGGGTTCGTTCTCACTACTAAACACAAGCCATCTTACATTGTGTTTTTGTGAGTATAGAAACATCAAATAAAATACTAAGTGCGTTTTACCTGTGTTAGCGTGTCCTAAAATAAAGTTGAGATTACCATGCACAAACCGAAAGTGATTATCTAATCTATCTACTCCTAAGCGTAAACCCTCGCTTACTTTTCCTGCACGTATATCGTTGAGTTTTTTTAAATGTTTGTCAAAGTTTATTAGCATTTGGTAAAGTTATATAAAAAAAGGGGGTGGTTAGCCCCCTTATGTTAAAATGGTAAATCTGCTCTGTCAGGTGCGTGTTCTTTGGCTTCGACACCCTCTGCTTGTTTATGGATTTTCCACGCTTGTATTGTGTTAAACACCTTGACTTCCCCCTGTGGGTTAGTCCACTCACGCCCTCTAAGGTTATATTGAACCTCTACGTGATCGCCCTCGTTGTATTGGTCTAAAGTCGTGCATTTGTCATTTGAAAATACAACGCTTAATATCTGAGGATATTGCTCTTTAGTGTTTAACACAAGTTCTCTAAATCGATAATTTCCTTTTGTAGTAGTTTGACCTACTCTTTTTACTGTTCCAATAATACTACCCATTATTTACAAAATTTATAAGTTTAGTTGCATCTGCTATTACTGTTTCAATATCTGCATTAGGACGAGATGCGTGGAAGTCGGCAGCAGCTTTTACCATACTTTGACGAACAATAATTTGTTCTCTGTTCCCTGTGGGTTGTGCTTGTATGGGTTTGTAGATGAGCTTCGCTGTGTTGTATTGCTCATTCGTGATTTCGAAATCTATGGTCTCTCCGACCTGCTTCTTAAAATCGCCTTTGGCGAGAAATTGAAAATTCTGACCATTTGCGAGATACACCTGATACTTATTGAAAGTACCTGATGCGTTTGTATATGTACCTTTCGGTTCTATTTGAGTGATTTTACTCTGCATAATATAATTCTAATTGTTGTTCTAAAATTTCTATATGAGCTTCTAATTCTAATATTCTATTGCTCATACTTTCTAATCGTGTCCTATCAAAGTCCCTCATGAGTTCCACTATGTAAATTATATTTATTTATTGAATCCTCTAAGAAATATCTCTTATCTTCTTCTATTTTAAACATATCGAGTACATCGTACAAGCTGTTTAGGTTTTGATTAGACATCATCGCATCTTCTTTGTTTGCGAGTGTGTAAGTAACAGCATAGAGTATTGCATCTTGCTGCTCGGTATTTAAATTAAATTTCATAATAAAGTTTTAATGTTGGTGTAAATATATAAACTTTTTTTAATAAAACAAAAGGGGGGCAAAGCACCCCCCTAAGCATAACATTAAAACGTACCCTAAAGAATAGGATAGTGCAAAGATACTATTTCATTATCTTTTTAACAAGAGATGTGTATTTAATTATCAACTCTTGTAGGTCATTGTTTGAGTATTTAGTGATCTGTATGGCTTTAGCGTGTAATCTCTCAGCAGTTCCATAACCAAAATCTTCATCTAATCTTACACCAAACTTGTACTGTTCTCCATACCTAAACACATTACACGCAGCACATTGTACTTGGCAGTTTGTTTCATCCCATCTCGTTCCGTAATGCTTCCTGCTTTGAAAATGTCCATTTTGTAACTGTTTCCAATTTTTTTTAATGCCACAGGTATAACACTCAGCTATACCCTGAGCATTTGCGTTTCTAAGTCGTATGTACTGACTAAAGATATTATCCAAACGCTTAACAAGGTTTTTACGTGATACCTTTTTAGACAACTGCGTTATCTAAGATTTGGATAATATGACGTATCTCAGACTTCTCAAACTTACCTTTAATTTCAGAGTTGTATGTTTTAAAAGTAAGATCGTACATATCTTTCTCTGCTGTATGCTTATCCTCTTTTTTACCTAAGTAATCTATTTTTAAATCAAATTTCATAATCTATATATATATGTGTTCCCAAAGTTAAAAAAAAATTTTCTTTATAATAATATATATATATTAATTATATAAATTAAATAATTATTATTATATTATACTATTATACTTAATTAATTACTATAATACTTATAATAATATATATATATACTACTTAGTGATTTTTTTATATTTTTCAAAACCTCTACTACCAAAGTATGCTACGTAGATTGTAACAAGTAAAGTCTTTAGGAGTTCTATCCACGCCTGATCTATATCAAAAGCTATGTTTAAACTATCAAGCACAATGTAGATTGTAGTCGCAAGGGTTAGATATATAAGCATTAAAGGACGTACATTCTTGCTTAAAAAACTATCAGAAGCCATATCAGATTGCCAACGCTTACTTACTTCTTGAATCTCTTGTGCGTCAATCTCGATAAGTTTTAAGGCAGTTTCTTTGTCTTGTGGGGTAAGGGTATTATCTTTTGCTATAAGTCGCTTAAACACCCCTAAGAATCCGTTATCAGGCAATATATCGCCTACTCCATCGCCAAGCGTAGAACCTACTGATTTTAAAAACTTACCTACCTTAGTGTCTTTAAACTTCTTTTTACTCATATTTTCTAAATTGTAATTGAAACACAAACAGGTATATATTTAGTTCGTTGAATTTGTACCTATCTGTCGCAGGATAATAAGATGCGCCTACTATAAAGGACGTAGGAAAAAGTAATATAACTGAAAAACTATGCATAAGTCCATATTACTTCGTTTGCCTTTTCATGGTCTATGTCAACATGGATAAAGGTGTTAGCAATTCCTATACGCTTAAACCCTACATCTAAAAGGCAGTTGATTAAGTGATAACGATCAACAGAGCTTGCGCAAGCGATATCAACAGCTAAACCTTTACAATGTGAGCTATTAGGCGATGCTTTATATCCCCTTGCTGATAATGATTCATTATATTTTTTTGTACGATATCCTGATGTAATACGTATAGGTTTATCAAACTTATCCCTTGCTTGGTCTAACATCTCTAAGATGTCAGGGTGCATTTTTTGACCACTTCCTACCTCATCAGGGCTATCAAACTCTGTATAAGTAAAGTATTTCATATTAACACAATCCACAGTGTATGCAAAATTCACACATAATTAAAATATTTATATTGTTTTATTTACAGTCTTTATATTTAAAATTTTGACCTGTAACAGATAGTTTCTCAATTACATCGCTTTGTAAGTTTCTAAGTAGTTCTTCTATGTTATCCTTTTCCTCTACAAGTTGCTTTACCTTTGTTTCAAGACTTTGACTTTTAGCTTGTAGCTCTGCAACCTCCTCAGGGTTTTTACCTATGAACGTATAGATTACAACCGACAGAGAACCTACTAACATACCAACAATAACTTTAAAAATATCGTTATTCGTTTCAGGTATCTCGTAAAAAGCTAAAAACAACAATAGACCCATTACAAGAAAGAAAATTACTCCTGCACCTATATAACCTCTAAGCTCTTTGTCTTTAATCATTTTTATTTCTTACTTCATACCATTTTTGCACAGTATATCCAATAGACACCACAAGCAATATAATCTTTAAGCTGTCCTCTAAAATATCAAAGGTGCTTACTGTTATCGCAGAAAGGTTAAGCATATAAACTCTAAACGACGTTAAATCCATTACATTAACTTTTAAAATCCCAACCTGCAAATGTATGCACTCCGTTATCTTCGATAGATATCTCTTTGCTTGACCATCCATAGGGATAGCTTAGAGTACTTTCTCCATCTTCGTCAACTTCTGTGATCTCACTTGCTTTCCATAGTACATCTATCGAGTACTTATCAGATGCTACGCCCTCTGTTTCTACTTCTCCCTCCTCATTGTAGGTAGGTTCAGTAGTCCATATATAACCGAGCTTCACAACTGTATGGCTGTATGATGGGTTTTCGTTCCCATCCTCATCGGTTACTGATGGCAAAGCAGCTATCCTTGTTTCAGCTTGACTTTGGCTGTCAAATTCATATTTCTTAAATATATACTTCATTTTAATTAAATTAACTTGTTAGTGTTTGTAATTCGCTATCGCTTAGTGCTTCGTTAAAATATATAACCTGCTTTACCCTTGCATATAAATCGTTTGACCCATCGCTAATATCAAAGTTTATTTGGTCTAAGGTGTTGGATGCAAACACTCTTGATGTTGTAGAAAAGCTACCTGTACCTGTTTCATTAGAACCATTAAGGAAAAACTTACTGCCACTTGACGAATATGCAACTGCAATTTTATTTAGGTTTGTTGGTGTTCCTGTCGCACTCTTTGATATACCACTACCACCTGATTTTGTGGCTACCACAATTTGATTTGCTGCACTATATATAATACATCTATTGTTAGAAGTTCCATCTGATACGCTTATATATCCTGTATTTGCATTATCTAAAAACTCTACTTCAGCAAACAAAACGCCCTCGCTGTCGTTAAACTCTGCACTTGTACCTGCACTATTGCAAGCATCGGCTGAGCGTGTTACTGTTGCGTTTGTAGGTGTGTGTATATACGAAGTTTTATAGCTTCCCTGCTCAGCTTGTGCGCCCCATAAATAAATGTTTTGTCCATTTGCATCTGAAGTTGATGGAAAAGCTCTTGTTGTGCCATTATAAGCAGCAAAAACTAAAAATCTACCTGTACCATCTGTGCCTATTGTAACTTTATAACTACATCTAAACCACCCATTACCATAATCTTCAATATCAGCAGTTCCTGATGTTACAGTTCCATTGTCTAAGTCAAAAAAAACAAGGGTGTTTGTAACACCTGTAAAACCCTCTGCTGAAAGTGCTATAAAATTATTTGTACCTTTTTTTGCAAATACAGAGAAAGTATAATCAACAGAAGTATTTAATGTAATGTTTTGCCTTATATAAACACTTGTTGAGCTGCCATCGCCTTCAAGTGTATCGGCTGTTTTTGTACCATTAGGCGATATAACAGAATTACTAACTATTGTTTCGCCACTTGCAAAAGTTGTCCAAACAGAATTACTAATATCCTCAGAATATAATAAAATGTTTTCTCTTTGAGGTTCTAAAAGCAAATGAGGGCAATCTCCTACTACGCCATTAGTTATTGGGTAGTCTAAGCGTGGTGTATCAATAGCTACTGATTCTATAAGTCCATCTTTGTTTAATCGTGTCGCAGTCGAACCTCTTGTGGCGTTAAAATCCCCATTACCATTTGCAGGCAAAACAGAATATAGATTATCTACTCCACCACTTTTAAAACCACTTGGTATTAACGCTATTGATGCTTTATCGTACATACTAACTTGTTAATTTTTGTAATTGTTCGTCTGTAAGAGCTTCTGTAAATACTTGTAGGTTTCTTACTTTTCCGTAGAACGAATTTCCAATTCCACTATATAAAAAATCTACTCTTGTTAAAGAAACAGGTGTATTTGTAGAGGTGTCTGTACTCAACTTAGTTCCATTTATCCAAGCTTGAGCATCATTTAATTTATATCTTAATGCAATCTTGTTGTAATTTGTAATACTATTTGCTGTTGAGCTAAAATCTAAATTACCACCACCTACTCCACCTGACCTTATAATATATCTAATCTTATTAGATGTTCCTGATGCATAAAGTATTTGTGCTATGTTGTCTGTTGTACCATCGCTTAGAGTTATAGCTCTATTTGTTTGGTCATCTGCAAGTGCAGCAATCTCAGCATACAATACTCCCTCTTCTGAATTAAAGTCTTGTGCAGAGCCACTATTATTACATACGTCTGCATTACGAGTTGATGTCGCTCCTGTGGTGGGTATGTAGCTTGTAAGATAATCTTGGCTGTTTGTAGCATTTGCACCCCATACATAAATCTCATCTAAAGTAGTTTCGCTACCCCTTAAATCTACATAAAAAGTTGATGCACCTGAAGATACTGCTGAGTTTAAATCAAACCTTTGCCATTGCTCAGTAAGCGTGAATATATTATTAGTATTTGAGTTGTGGGTCATTAGCTGTGCATTACCTGTGCCACTCACACTTCTTGCATATATGCTTCTTTGTGATGTAGTAGTTAGTGTCGAAGATAAAAACGCACCACTATTACTTATTTTATACCCACCAACACTTCCATCAGGATTAACTAAATCAGACACATAAGTAACAGTGCCTGATATTCCTCCCAACAAACTCCATTGACTAAAATCTTCGCTATAAGGTACAAGGTTAGTTGTACTCGGCTCTAAGAGTAGATGCCCTTTAGTGTCATTAGTAAAGTCTATCCTTGGCACTCCTGATGCAGCAGATGCGATTAAACCATTTCTACCTACATACGTTGCAGTAGAACCCCTTGAAAAGTCAAAATCTTTGTTAAAGAATAAACCACTATTGTCGTTATATGCTAATAGCTTATCTTCTTTTACTGCCCAATTACCGTTTCCTAATTTTACTGCCATTTTATATAATTGTATAGTTGTTTGCTTCTGCTAATAGTCTAAAGGATTCAAAGCCCTCGCCTGTCAGTCTTTCAAGTAAATCATTACTTAATGCTTCTTTGAATACTGCTACTGCTTTTGTTTTGCCGTAAAAGTCGTTATTACCTGCGCCATCGTCAAACGCTAATTCATTAAGCCCTGTTGGTGTAGTTCCACTTGTATCTGTTAAAACTTGCACTCCGTTAATCCACAATGCAAAATCATTTGCTTTATACTTAATTGCTATTTTATTGTTTTGAGTTATAGTATAAGCAGTTGTAGTTTGGTCAAATTGATTTGATGCAGCAACTCTTACTTGACTTCTTATAGAATTACTTGCGTTTGTGTACATTAAAGCAACTCTATTATCTGTTGTGCCATTAGATATTGCAATTTGTTTAAAAGTACTGTCATCTGCAAGTGCTGCAATCTCTGCATATAGCACACCCTCACTATCATTAAACAAGTCAGCATTACCACTATTGTTTGCTACGTCAGCAGAGCGAGTTACTGTTGATCCACTTGTTGGTATGTAGGACGTTGGGTAATTCCCACTTTCTAACTGAGCAGCCCAAGCATAAATACCACTACTCGGTATATCATCAACCCAAAGACCTGATTGAGAAGCGTGTCCGTTACTTTCAACCAATTCAAATCTCTGCCAATTTTCGGTTACTGATAATGTTTTTGTGGTTACAGTTAGTGCAGGGTCTTTTAACTTTACATTGACTGTGCCTGTAACACTTTTTAAATATATACTTCTTGACACTACACCTGTAACAGCTACTTGTTTATAAAAACCAACTGAGCCATTACTGACTATTTTAGAAGCATTATACTGTCCACTTGGGCTTAAAGTTTCAGTTGTATTAGAAGTTATAGTTGTACCTGATTGAACAGTCCATTGAGTAAAATCTTCGGAATAAGGCAAAGAGTTAGTCCTCTGTGGCTCTAATAACAAACTTCCTGTACCATCTGTGAAATCTATTCTTGGTAAGTCGGTATCGTCTGTTATTTCGACTACTGATATGTTGTCTATTGAGCCGATAAAACTTGATGTAATTCTTCTAAACATTAAATCTACTTGCGTTGCTTCAATAGTAACATCATACGATTTTGTTTCATTGAATGTAGCTAAAGTAGAACCACCACTACCTTCTAATTTAAAAGAGCCACTTGTTAATGTTGCATCTAATTTTAATTGATATTTTTTACCAATTTCGAAAACACCTTGTTGATAAATTGAACCCGTCCCTATACTTGCATTACCAATAGCGACACCATCACCTATACTCCAACCTGTATTAAGCGTCCAATTCTGTCCGACCTCTTTTACTGATACGTTGTCCCAAAACCCATAAGCACCATTATCATAAACATAAAGTCTTAAT